GCAGGTCAGCAGGTACTCTCCATTTGTCAGCTTCTCCGTGACGGCGTAATTGACCGCCTCGCACGAGTAACGTGTACCGATCGGGATGTTTAACGTCACAGGCGTAAATCGTCCCTTCACGACGGCGCGCGTTGCTTCCTTTGGCTTTAGCCCTCGCTCAAGTGCTCGACGTACCAGATATGCGCGTTCCGCCGTGTCCCCGAACGTATTCTTTGCGAAATAGTCAAGTGCCGCATAGAGGAGCATAAACTCGATTGATGCGGGCGCGGTCGCGTCAAAGATAACGCTTCCCTCGCGCTTATCCACGTTGCGCTGGACGTTCTGCAGCATCCGCGCCTGTATCAGCTCCTGTGTCTGATCTTCATACATCAGATTGTCACCCCCTTCTCCATTGCAATATCTCCGTAGATGCTCCGCACCTTGAAACGTGCCAGCACATCACCGCGCCGCCCCTGCGCATTGTCACGCACATAGCTGATGTCAAAATCCGTGACAGCGTTGATACGGTCATCCTGCACCAGTGCCTCACGGATGCGACGCGGAATCTCCGAGAGGACATACGGAATGGGCTTGCCGAAAAGATCCGCAAGTTCCACTCCATAGTTCCAGCTGTAGATGACGTGCGCATAACGCTCCGTATTGAGGATCTTGTATGCCGCCTGTTCTACCGCCGCAAGACTATCTGAGAGCGCCCCTTGAATCCGCTCCTCCTCAATTTGCATGCGGTAAGTCAGATTCGGCTGCGCGGCAGCGGTTATGAGGCTTGCCCCAATGCTCCGCGTATTGGTATCCGGCAGTAGCGCCACATTCTCACCCCCATTGTCCTGTCAGATTTGTATGATTGCGATTCCGCGAGAGGACAACAAAGCCTTGCCCGCCTGCTTGACGCAGCATAATGACCGTCTCGCCGACGTGAAGACCGTTGTGCACCGTGATCTTCTTGCGCCCCGTGTAGTCGTGATTATGACTTTCGAATAACGCATATCCACTGCCGCCTGCACGGTTCTCTGTCGTGTGGCTGACGGTGATATCCACATCGTAATCGCGCACAGCATCGGTCAGCTCAAGAAATTCCTCCGTCACCTCATCCTTTCCCTCGATACGAATTGTAAGCGGGCTGACACCAATCACTTCGCCAAGGCACCAGTCTGATGGATCGCCACTCTCGCCTGTCTCTTTTGCGACCTGCTTGAGCGCCTGCAGCAGCCTTGCCGTACTCATCCCGTAATCACATCTCCCTTCACCGTCAAATCCATTGTATGATGTCCCTGCGTGAGCGTGTGCTTCACATTCTCCACGACGATGGGCTTCGTCAGCACAATATCGCCGAGATTCAGCTGCACATAGAGCATCGTGCCGCCGCGCACACGCAGATCACCGAATGCGTTCTTGATCGTGAGTGTACGTTTTACGCGGTCATGCAGTTTCAGCTTCATGTCTGCCATCTGCTCGAAATTCATCGCCTTTTTCGGGTTCACAGATTCGGTCAGCTGCAGCACGCCCCAGCGCGCAATGTCGGCGCTATTGACGGCCATCCACACATCGCGCTTGCCTGTCTCCTCGTTGTCATAGTAGAGCTTGATGCGGTTATATGTATCCTTGTCAATCGTGGACTCATACATGTAGTCCTCGGCGGTCTCTGCGTCGATGAGGAGGTCAAGCTTCATATCCTCCACATCGCGCAGCGAGAGCTTGCCGAAATCGTCGTAGAGTGCATAGAGCCGCCCTGTGTTCTGCGTCGTCATATCAAGGAGCGTCTGGATGATGTCCATGAGCGTCTTGTTCGCCCCGCGGAACTTCGGGATGGTGTACCCCGTATCGATGAGCTCGCCGACCTGCAGCTGGAAGTCCTCAGCGATGCGCCGAATTTCCTCGCCGGCTGTCAGGTTGACGAAATTATAGGTATCCTTGTTTTTGAGATAGCGGATCTGATCGTAGGCGGTCACGTCGATCGTGCCATCCTTGCCGCGCTTTTTCGTGAATACGTACCCATAGAAGAAATTCACGCCGCCATAGTTCGCCTGCACCACGTCGCCCTCGTGAAAGTCGAGCTTGCCCTCCTTTACGACCTTGAACGTGAGTTTTCCTGGCTGCCCTTTCCAGCACGTCTCCCAGACAACGCCATCGAGCACCGCCGGCCAGAAATACTCATCCGTCACCTTCTTGTGGATGATGAGCTGCAGTTCCTTATCGTTTTTCGGGCTTGCCGCCCCCTGCGAGCCTTTTTGCTCCGAGACGTATTCAGACAAGGTGCATCACCGCCCCTGGTGGGAGATCAGCTACCGGATTCGATATACCGTTTGCCTCCATGATTGAGCGCCAGTCAAGCGATCCGTTGGATGCGCTTTTGGCGACCTCCCATACAGATTTTTCGTTGCGTACCTTGTATGCCGTTGGGATTGTCTTGCCAACCGCGGGGCGCGTCTCCTTTACGCTGAGATGTTCTGCACCGTTCTCGTCCTTTGTCACCTCACATTCCTTCGTCCCATAGGGGCGGTACTGTTTGAATTTGAGTGGGCAGGTCACATCGATGCCATCCTTCGCCGCCTCCTCGATGCTGTAATCCTCAAGTGTCACCAGCATATTCGTGTCAAAGAGCATTTCGTAAGCCCCCGACATGCGGCAGATGATGAGCTGCAGCGGGTACTGCGCCGTTTTCGCCTCCTCGAATGCATCGAGGAAGTGCGCAGCGGGCTTGAAGCTAAAATTGCTACCGAAGAGCGCGCCAGCTGCGGACGCCGCAAGGGATGTATCATAGTCTGCGAACGGGTACGGACGGTTCGGTAGCCGTGCATCAAACGCGATTTCCGTGAGCCCCGCCTTCTTGATGATATTGACCTCACCCTCATTGATGAGGTCGATGGTCTTGTTTTTGCCCTTGATCTTGATGGACATTTTCGCGGGTGGTACGGGCAGCATCGTGTCCCCGATGAAAAAGCAATAGCTCATGTCGGATGCACCGCCTCTGCGCCCGCTGCCATTGCCTCAAGCAGACCGTCTGTCATATATGCCATCACCCCATCCAAATCCATCCCGCTCGAGATGTTGTTGCTCACGCCGCCCATGTCGATCTGCACGGTCGCGGTCGTGTACTGGTTAATTGCCTCCTGCTCCGCAGCCTCACGCAGATACTTCAGATCCTCGTCGGAGATCTCCATTGCCTCTTTCATCGCGCCTGTGTTATCTGCCGTCTCCCTGCCGGACTTGCCGAGATCCTCGGTGCCGTCGTATGGCATGGCGTTTCCGGGCACGTATGGCGCAGCGCTTTGCGTCAAGCCTTCGGGCACACCGGGGAGATAATTGTGGATGTCGAAATTCTGAATGAAATCCTCTGCATCCTTGCTCCACTGTCCTGGATCGGCACGATAGGAAATCTCTCCAACCATGCCGATGTCGGTACCGAATAGTCCGTTGATGCCCTCTGCCGCTTTATTGATCATGCGGATAAGGTCATTGATGCGGTCGATCATGAAATTCACGGCATTGGCGACGATGCCCGCCATCGCGCTGAACGCACTAGCTAGAGCGTTACGAAGACCGTAAGTATGCATGACCCATGCGGCAAACACGCCGATGGCAACGAGCACAAGCCCGATGACGAGTCCAATCGGATTCATATACATGACAACGTTGAGTGCTCGCCAAGCCGCCGTAAGTCCACCTGTGACGAGTGTCCACGCAGATGTCGCCGCAGTGACGAGTGCGGTACGCAGATTGATAATCCACAGGAGCACGGAATAAGCTGCGCTCGCTGCATTCATCGCCCACTGCGCAACCGTGGCCGCTGCCATAGAGATCACATGTGCATCTATGAGTACATTCGCCGCAATCCAGTACCCTGCATAGATAGCAAGCCCCGCGATTGCAAGGTCTATGAATGTCTCAAGATATTGATACGCAATCGAAAAGCCTGCGCCGATCCACGACCACAGATACCCCCATGTGCTATGCAAGACATCAACCGCCCACTCCCAATAGTGAATAAGTCCGAGGATCGCCGCCGCCGCGATATGCAGCCCCCAGACCACCGCATTCGCGAATGCCTGCCCCGCTGCACTGTTGGCAAGGTCATTGATCGCCTTGAACACAGGAGCAAAGGCACGCTGCCCCGCGTTCTCGATGACCTGCATAACCTGTTCCCATTTCCACCCCATGCTCCCGAACTGTTCCTCGATGAGGTCGAGGTTCGTGAGAATAGAGTTGCGGAGAATGTCGGCGGTGATCTTGCCCTCGCTCGATATTGCCTTGAGTTGCCCTTCGTCGATCTGCATATAAGCAGCAACCATTTTCTGTATGAGCGGTGCGGCCTCCGCGATGGAGCGAAACTCATCGCCCTGCAGCTTACCCGAGCCGAGAGCCTGTGTCAGCTGCAGCAGTGCATTCTTTTGCTGCTCGACACCCGTTCCGCCAATGACAAAGAGCTTTTGAATTCCCTCCATGAACGGAACAACGTCGCGTGCATCAGGGAACGCTTTTTTTGCGGTCATGGCGATCTTTGACACGGAATCTGCCATCAGTTCATAGCTGCCGCGTGCCCTCTGCGCCGAGGCATAGATGAGATCATTCATCTCTGCCGCTTGCTCAATGCCGCCCGCAACCATACGCAGGCGCGCCTGTATGCCTGCATAAGCATCACTTGCACGCACAAGGCGTTCGGGGATTCCTGCGATGTAACTGAGCGCCGCCATAAATGCGTTTGCAGCGATGGTCGCAAGTGCGAACTGCCCAACCATCCCGGAAAGCCCCTCCCTGAGACCTCGAAACGCTCCATTGCCGACATTCTTCACCTTTTGCGACAGCCCATCAATGAGCCCAGTAAGCATATAGATCGGGAATGCGGCACGTTCCGCGCCCAGTCGTATGGCGTTTGCCCCGAGACCTGCGGACGCCTCCATCGCAGTGGCAGCCTTTGCCGCGAGAACGAGATCCCCCGCCAGACCAGAAACACCTGCCCTGATGCTACTAAATGGCGCCGTCCTGATGTCTCGCAGATTATACCGGAGACGATCAATCACACCAGTAAGCCTTTGTGCTGGTGTGATCGTACGCTCAACGGACACGCGAATGCCATCACCGACGCCTCGCATTTTGTTATTCAATCCATCCACAAGCCCGCCAAGTGTGTGTACGGGACTCGCAGCGCGTTCTGCTCCTAGCCGCAGCCCGTTTGCCCCAACAGTTGCAGC